ACATGGCGAAATATCAAGGCTTACGTTGATGAGCGCTGTGCAACACTGAGCGCACGCACCGACGCGCTGACTTTGAATTGGGAAGAAACCCAACAGACAAGGGCGCGTATCGCTGAACTGAAAGCGCTTATTGGTGAAACCCAAGTCGAGGAAGTGACCTTTGTTTCCGAAGATTTTGAACTACCTAACTAACGGGAGCCCGTATGGAAAATGATGAAGTCGTAACTGTTGCACAAAGCGCGGAAGACTTGGCCGCGGAAGAAGCAGCCTTTGCCACCGCTTTCACAGAGACCCGCGGTGAGACAGAACCTGAGCCTGTTGTCCCGTTGGGCGACGGAGAGACGGTCAATGAAGAAGTGGTTGAGCCGGTTGTTCCTGTTGAGCCGACACCAGCTACCGCTCCGGCGCCGAAACTTATTGGCGGCCTGACTGAAGAACAATTGACGGCCGCCCTTGCCCGCAACGCAACACTTCAAGGCTCAGTTGATAAGATGGCTGGGCGCATGGGTCAGTTGATGCAGCAGATCGAAGCGCTACGGGCCACGCCGCCAACCACACAGGCCGCCCAAGTGGCTCTTGACCTGAAGCTTGAGAAACTTTCGGGCTCTTTCCCTGAATTGGCCAACCTTCTGCGCGAAGACCTCCAAGGTTTGCAGAGTGCTCAAGCGGCAGCTCCCGCCCCGGCGGCGCCGGCTGGCATTACCCAAGAGCAGATGGATGCCATGTTTGCTGAGCGCCTGGGCAGTACCACGGCGAAGCTTACCGAGCAAATGGAAGTCAAGATTCTCAGCATCCAGCATCCCGATTGGCTTCAGGTTATCCAAACCCCGCAGTTCGCTGTGTATCGTGACAATGTTCTCCCTGCCGGAGTGGGCAAGCAGTTGATGGAATCTGAGGATTCAGCATTCATCAGCAAGAAGCTCACCGAGTTCAAGGCTTGGCAAGTGGCGACAGCAACACCTGTCGCTGATCCTGCGCCGGCCGCCATGGTTACTCCGATTCGCAAGACGCGCTTGGCCAATGCTGTCCTACCATCAGGATCAGGTTCTGCGGTGAATGTTGTCGAGACTGAGGATGACGCCTTTGCCGCCGGATTCAAGAAGGAACGTGCAAAGGGGGGTTATTGAGATGGCACCATATCAGCAACGTGTGGTTGATGAGAAAGCTGAACTTGATTCACGTACCGAAAGTCTTGAAAAGTTCTTCGACACCCAGACTTTTCAAGACCTGGATAGCGGAGAACAATCATTGCTTCACCAACAGCATCGAGCGATGAAGCTTTATTCTCACATCCTCGGTGATCGAATCAGAGCCTTCAACCTGTAACCCAAACAGCCTATTTCGATAGGCTGTTGCTTTTTACGGATCACCTGATAGAATGGGCGCTAGTAAAAGCGTGGCCAAGGGCCTTGTTCAATTTAAAACAATCCCGACTCAGCAGGTGCTCGATGAGTATAGAAAACAAGATGCGTAGAAACACGGATGACGCTGAGCAGGCACTCAAAGAGATGATGCTTAAAGAGGAAGACGTTGAGCGGCGGGCCTTGATACAAGTGCTTGAGATGATGACTCAATCCTTGAAGGCAAATTCAGAAGCTGTTCAAATTGGCAATGCCATGACCCTCAAGGTGGGTGCAGCACTTGAGGCGCACATCACACATTTCAGAGCATATGAAGCGTCGGCCGCAGAAAAAGAAAATCAACAAGCTGGCGCGCTCAAAGTTTTAAATCGAATTGTTCCGTGGATATTGGGTGTTTGTCAGGTGCTTGTGTTTGCAGCAATGGCATGGGTCGGTGCGGAAATACTCAGAACACGAGCGCAGTTGGGTGACCTAACGAAGACGGTCGATGCTCAGATTCTAAAATCCACGCTGACGGGTGCCGCTCAAGAGGCTGAGGAAGTTGAATTAAAGCGAACCCTCCAACAGCATATGCTTGAAGGACGCAAGCCGTGATCCTACATGACAATTGGGAAATGATCGCCAGAAAGGCGTGGTCGTTCAGGTTGGCAATCGTCGCGGGCCTGTTGTCTGCGATCACTGTAATCATGGGCGTCATGATCAGTTGCGGAACATCCCGGTTATTTATGGCTGCCTTCATGCTTGTTTCCGTCGCCGCTTCGGTTGCGGGGTTTGCATGCGCGGCTGCGCGAGTAACGGCTCAACCAAAGGCGGGTCTGTGACACCCGCCCAAAGAACAGGTACTGCGGCAGGTCTTGCCATCTTGATCGCTGCCCCGGCCGAAGGTATTAGGCAGTACGCCTACTATGATCCACCTGGAATCCTTACTGTCTGCAAGGGGCACACTGGTCCCGATGTGCAGAAGGGCAGGAAGTATTCCCTCGCTGAGTGCGATGTCTTCATGACAGAAGACATGAAGAAGGCTGTGCTGATTGTTGATCGCTGCCAGCCGGGGTTACCGGTTGAAATCTTGGCATCTTTCGCTGATGCCACCTTCAACATGGGGCCGACTATCGCGTGCAACACAAAGCAATCAACGGCCGCGCGTATGTTGGCGAGTAAAGATTATGCGGGAGCCTGCAACCAATTACCTCGATGGGACAAAGCCAAGGTGCTCGGGGTGATGATCACCCTACCGGGATTGACCAGTCGGCGTGAGAAAGAACGACAACTTTGTTTAACAGGGGTGAATTAGATGACACCGTTCGATTGGATCAAATGGGCGCCGTGGATCATGGTCGCCGTCTTGGTTGCCGCACTTACCGGGATGACCAACCTGTATCTCGGGCAGCGTGATGCACGCATCAAACTTGAAACCTCGGTAAAAGTCATCGGGGATAAGGCCAAAGCCGATCTTGTTTTGAAAGAGAAAGAAGGCAAGGACAATCTCGAAACTTTAAGGAAAGACAATGAAAACATCATACCTAAAATCCGCAATGACGCTGTTGCTAACTACGTTGCTACTCATCCTGCTGCCAGGGTGCGCAACCCCGTTGCCTGTCGCAGTCCCGTGCGCAAAGATGGCACCGGTAAGCAAGTGGATGATGGAGCCCAGCAAAAACCTGTACCTGACGCAACCTCGATTGGGGCCGGCGGATCAGAATCAACCTTACTTGGGGAATTGATTGTTGATGATTTGACGATTCAGGAGTGCGCGGTCGATGCCAAGAAGAATGAGGCTTGGCAGCAATACTGCACACTCAATCATTGCCCAATAGAATGATTCGATATAACGCTTGACACAGATAGAACTTTTAGTTATATTTCCTCCCGCGCCCTTCGTGACGCACTGTACGGCACGTGACCTGATGGCCAAGTGGGTAACAAAGTAAGACGGTAATCTCACTTTAACTGTTCATCAGGAGAATTAAATGGCTGCACAAAATATGGGTTCCCAAGCCGCACGTATCGGCAAGTGGAAAGGTGAAATTCTGGCACGCGCGATTCCTTGCGAAGTGCTTCAACTCGCGGGCATGCAAAAGCAAATGCCCAAGAACGTGTCCGACACCGTGGTATATCGCCGCTGGGTTCCGTACAACGCTGCTGTCGGCAACCCGAACATCTTGATCCAATCGGGCGGTGCCGTGGTTGAAACCGAAGCCGCGAACCGTGTGACCACGACCCTGACCAACAACCTGTTGGCTGAAGGCACCACGCCGACGCCGGATAGCATGGTTGCCCAGGACATCACCGCGGTCCTCAAGCAGTATGGCTGCCTCTACAGTTACACCGATCAGGTTGCTGACCTGTACGAAGATGACATCGCTGACGCGATGAAGACCCAAGTTGCTGAGCGTATGGCGCTGGTTCGCGAACTTGAGTTGTATTCCAAGGTGCGCGCCAACACCAATCGCTTCTTCGGCGGAACCGGGACCACCATCGTCACGGTCAATGGCAAGATCACCGCCAAGTTGCTGCGCAAGATGCAGCGTTCGCTGGCGGCCAACCATGCCAAGAAGCCTACGTCGATTCTGGCGGCCACCCCGTTGATTGGCACCAAACCGATTGAAGCTTCGTATCTGGTCTTCTGCTCGACTGACATCGACGCCGACCTCCGTGATGCAACGGTGTTCCCAGGCTACACCCCAGTCGCGCAGTACGGTTCGCGCAAGCCGATCCATGAAAATGAGATGGGTTCGTTCGAACAGTTCCGCTTCATCGGTTCGCCCGAGTTGGTCCCGCTGCAGAACGCTGGTGTTGTTATTGGCGCCACGGCTTGCGTATCGACTGGCGGAACGAACATCGACGTTTATCCGTTGATCGTGGTTGGCCAAGAAGCCTACGGCACCGTCGCTCTGCGCGGTTCCAAGTCCTTCGATCTGTCGGTCATCCCTGTCGGCAACAAGGACAGTGCTGACCCGCTGGGACAACGCGGCTATATGGGTGCCAAGTTCTACGCTGTGAGCGTCCTGCTCAATCAACAATGGTGCGCAACGGCCTTTGTCGGCGCAGGCGATCTGTCTTAATTGACGATCTGATGTAGAATCAACACTGGCCTCTTCGGGGGCCAGTGTTCAACACCTCAAGTTTATTCAACAGGAGAATTCAAATGGCAGCAAAAGGTAAGTTCGACACACCGGACATCGATCCGGAACAACCGAGTACTATCCTCGGCGGCAACGATACGATTTACGTTCCCGACACGCCCGAGATTGATGTCGTCCTCGGGGCAACCGGTGAGGCAAAAGGTAACGGCGGCTTGGACGCCTACGCCCAGGAATTACTTTTCAACGAAGAACTGGTCGAAGTCATGCTTCACGAATCGACCGACACCAACGCCGAGAATCCTGTCTTCACGGCCTGTAACGGCGTCACCCAATACTTCTTCCGCGGTGAGGTGCAAGCTGTCAGGCGCAAGTTCGTTGCTATCCTGGCCTGTGCCAAAGAGCATAACGTCACAACTCCTGAATACACCGGCAGCGACGGTGTTCGGGCAATCAGCATCAAACGCACGAGTTCGTTGAAGTATCCGTTCTCGATCATCAGTGACCCTAATCCACGTGGCCCAGCTTGGCTCAAAGCCCTGTTGCGCTCAGCGACATAAAAGAATGCGGGACTTCAACTCTCCTGTTTGCCCGTGATCTTTTACTCGCCCAACGTCTTTGACTCGGGCGAGTTTTTCTTTCCAATTAACTTTTAAAGCGAGGTTTAAAATGGACTTAGGTGATCTCAACGGTGCTTTGATCGCTTTGGGCTTTGTCAGGCCGAAGGATTATATCTATAGCCCGCTCACCGGGGCGACAATTGTTGCGCCACCTGACGCCACGATGATTACTGTCAAACCTGCAGGCACCATTGCAGCCTTGGCTGTCGTGCTGCCATCTTTCCCAAAGGATCAAGCGTCGGTCCTCATTTCATCTTCACAAACCGTCACGGCGCTGACCGTCAGTTGCGTAGGCAAGACCGTCATTGGTCCGGTTCGTGCGCTTAGTTCGATAGCGTCTGCCGAATTCATCTACGTCGCTGACGACAACGCGTGGTATCCGGCCTAAGTGATCATTGACTCACCCAACGTCTTTGACTCGGGTGAGTTTTTCTATTATGATCAGTGAAATTTATCGGTGAGGTAGCTCTGTGAATTTCATCAAAATGTGCCAACGTGTATTCAGCGAGGGCGGTATCTCGGGCCAGATCACCTCATGTGAAAATCAAACTGGTGAAGCGCTACGTGTGGTTCAGTGGGTTGCCCAATCCTACGCTGACATCCTCAACGATCAGGCGATGGCGTGGCGCTTCATTCACAAGACCTACACCAAGCAGCTAACTGCCGATAAAGGCAGCTACAGTTTTGAAGAGATCGGTGTTCCGAACGGGGTTCAATGGGACACGCGCGAAATGCGTGTCGCCGTCAATGAAGACCTTTCCGACGAAACCTTTCTCGACCATATGCGCTTCCCAGCCTTCCGAGATTTTTGGCAATTCTCTTCACGGCGCACTGTGAAGTCCCGCCCGCTCAATGCGGCCACGGACAACGACATGAACCTGTGTCTTGCACCTATACCTGATCAACCGTACTGGTTGAATTTCCAGGCCGAGGCGATGGCCCCTGATCTGGTGCGCAACGAAGACACCCCCGTGTTCCCTGAGCGTTATCACATGGCTATCGTGTGGAAGGCCCTGCGTGAATACGGCATGTTCGAAGCGGCCCCTGAAGTTGTCTCGCGTGCAGACACCAATTTGAACAAGGCGCTGTTCAATCTTGAGCTTGATCAAACCAACGAAGTTGTTGTAGGTTCCCCAATATGCTAACCCTTCCGAACATGCCTGCCGTGCAGTACGATGTGGTCACTTTGGCGGGCGGTTTCGATCAGGTCACCTCAGCTTATCAGCTTCCGCCCGGTGCGTTGCGTGACTGCATCAACTTTGCTTGCCGCGCAACCGGCGGCTATTACCGCATTCCAGGTTACGAGCGTCTTGACGGCAGACCTTCACCGTCCGACGCAAAGTTTCTCCCAATAGCAATGACGCTCGATCACGGCAAGTCGATCACCGTTGGTGCTGTCGGCGTGTTCGGCAGTGTCTCGGGCACGGTCAGTTACGTCGATCCTTTCAAGCGATATGTCACGCTCACCAAGACGCCGATTTCCTTTGAAACACCCTTCGTCCCTGGGGCAATTATCATTGCCGGTGACACAAAGGGTAGCGCTGACAGCTACTACAGTGGTCTGACCATCAAGGATATCGCGATCAACAATGCCGCGGCGGCCAACATTTACCGCGCCGACATTCAGAAGGTTCCGGGCTCAGGGTCGATTCTCGGCGTGTGCTATTTCAGGGACAACACTTACGCCTTCAGAAACAATGTGGCTGGAACAGCAACTGATGTTTATAAAAGCAGTGTGGCTGGTTGGGTGAAAGTTGATCTCGGATTGACCGTCGCCTTCACGGGAATGTCGGTTCAGCCGACAGAGGGTTCCACGCTCACGCAGGGCGCGCACACGGCGATCATTGACCGAGTGGTGATACGTACTGGCGATCTGACTGGCGGCACAGCAGCTGGCTACCTTGTGGTTCATGGCACCCTTGGCGGTCCATTCACAGCGGCGGCGGCAGCATACCCTGGCGGCACAGCCGTTCTCGGTGGCCCAGCAACGCAAATCACACTGTTACCTAACGGAATCTACAACATCACCGTTGGAAACTTCAGCGCCAACCCAGACTTCGAACGCATGTATGGCGCCGATGGTGTCAATGACATCTTTGAGTTTGACGGCGCGGTGTATGTTCCAATTCCGATAACTGTGCCTTTGAAGCCTAAATACGCTCAGGTGCATGCCAAGCACCTCATGGTCGGTGTGGGCAGTTCGCTTATTCATTCGGGCATCGGAAACCCCTACGCTTTCGAGGTCATCTTGGGCGCTGGTG